TTGGCTAGACATATATTACGAAAACATTCAGTACTATGATCCTAGCACAGGTAAACCTCCCGCAAGCGGTTTCTGTTTCATTTATACTGAAACCAAATACGAAATGATAATTAGATTGCTAACAAAAGAAAATGATAGGGGAATATGAATGAGCAAGAATCAATATAATTTAACAACAAAGACAGATTACCTTAATCGCAAGATGTTTCTTGACCCTGCTGGCCCTGTAACCATTCAGCGTTTTGAAGAAGTCAAGTATCAGAAGCTACAGAAGATTGAACAATCTGCCCGCGGATTCTTTTGGGTTCCAGAAGAAGTCAATCTCTCTAAAGATGCTAATGATATGAAGGATGCCAGCGAAGCTGTTGCTCACATTTTTACCAGCAATGTTCTTAGACAGACTGCACTTGACAGTTTGCAAGGCAGAGCACCAGCGCAAGTCTTTACTCCTGTCTGCTCTATCCCTGAACTTGAAGCTATCATGAGCAACTGGAGTTTCTTTGAGACTAACATTCACTCTCGTTCATACAGCCACATCATTCGTAACATCTATAATGTACCGAAGGAAGTGTTCAACACGATTCACGATACTCAAGAAATCATTGATATGGCTTCTAGTATCGGTGATTACTATGATAAGCTACACACTATCAATTGTAAGAAAGAAATTGGTATTGACATTCCTGAGCAAGAGCATATCAACGCAATTTGGTTAGCTCTACACGCCTCATATGCACTTGAAGCGTTTCGCTTTATGGTATCGTTCGCTACAAGTCTTGCAATGGTTGAGAACAAGATTTTTATGGGCAATGGCAACATCATCAGTTTGATTCTACAAGACGAACTCTTGCACAAAGAGTGGACTGCTTGGATGATCAATCAAGTTGTTAAAGAAGACCCTCGCTTTGCTAAGGCTAAGATTGATTGTGAACCAGAAGTACGTAAGATTTACGAAGATGTGATTCGTGAAGAAAAACAATGGGCTGACTATCTGTTCAAGAAGGGCCCGGTTATCGGACTTAATGCTGCAATTCTACGAGACTTTGTTGATTACACTGCGGTAGACGCACTTAAGCAGATTGGCATCAAGTACTGGAATCCAGCACCAAAGAATACTCCTATTCCTTGGTTCAACAAGCATAGCGATACCAGCAAAAAGCAGACAGCATTACAAGAGTCCGAATCTACAAGTTACGTCATCGGCGTAATGTCAGACTCATTAGACTACGAAGCACTACCAGAATTATAAGGAGAAAAAGAATGAAAGCAATTGTATGGTCAAAGGATCACTGCCCTTATTGTGTGCAGGCAAAAACACTTCTATCACAGAAAGGTATTGAATTTGAAGAAAGAAAGATTGGTGACGGCTGGACAAAGGAACAACTATTAGAAGCAGTTCCTGACGCACGTACCGTACCTCAGATTTTCCTCAACGATGAACTCGTTGGTGGATTCACAGAACTTCGTGCTAAGTTTTTAGCAGAAGCAGCATAAGAAAGAAGGAATATGACTATTAAAGTTGGAGAAACCTATACATTCAAGCTTACGAGCGGTGAAGAAGTTGTAGGCAAAGTTACCGCAGTTGAAGATCATCTTGTATCTTTACAGGATCCTGTTTCAGTTGCGCCAGGACCTCAGGGTTTGGGATTGATGCAGAGTATGTTTACCGCAGATCCGAAGGATTCTGCAAGACTAAATATTAATAACGTAACTATCTTTGCATTAACAGATTCAAGTGTTAAGGCAAAGTATATTGAGGCTACTACTGGTCTAGTAGTACCTGATAAGAAGTTAATTTTAGGATGATATATGGCCAAACTCAGTAGAAAAGACGATGCTAACGCAGTAGGCGGAAAGATTGTCCGTGGCGCGAGAACTGTATTTGCTAACAACATCGCAGTAGGATTGGATGTTAGTGATATTACTTCTCACGGTAAAAACAAACATAAAGCTGCCAAAACAAACGGTGGTAGCCCGTCTGTATTTGCCGAAGGCTCCGCAGTTCTACGAGTTGGGTCAGGAACTTCTTGCGGGCACAAAATAACGCAGGGTAGTCCTAACGTATATGTGCCTTAAGGAATAACATGGCTGACTCAGGTAAACAAAGTCCATTAGGAATCAATGTAGTTGGTTCTTATCTACAAAATCAGGGACTAACTATCAACCCTGTCGCCGCTTCATATATGGGTGCAAGCAAGACTAACTCTGACTACACATTTGGTAGCTTAGTTAGTAGCACCGCATTGAGCATGTTAACGTATGCAATCAATGACGGGTATAATAGAGGTCAACCTAGGTCTGTATTTCCTAATGGTACTACTCTTGGGGCAGCTAGTTTAATCACCGGGTGTCCTTACGAAATTTTGAAGTTGAACAATGACACATTGACAGCTACAGCTATTACTCCGGGTGAGATATATAAAATTGCAAGCATAGGAACAGGTTCTCCAGTTAATGCAGGATCGTTTGTAATAGGTCAGACATATGGCATAAAAACTGTAGGTACTACGAACTTCACTCTTATAGGTGCATCAAGTAATACGGTTGGTGTTGTGTTTACTGCAACTGGTATTGGTTCTGGTTCCGGCGATGCTTTTCTTAACCCTACAGATTTTACTTTAATTGGTGCAAGCAGTAATACAGTTGATACTGTGTTTACGGCAACCGGAGTAGGCACAGGGACAGGCACTGTTACCTATAATGGTACATTGCCTGTAGTTGCTATCACACCTGGTAAACTATATCAAATTAAAACTGTAGGTTCTACTGATTTTACCGATATCGGTTCACCTAATAATACTGTAGGTACAATATTTACTGCAACCGGAGTCGGAATAGGAACCGGAACTGTTACAGGTGGCATTACTGATTTCACTAAAGTAGGTGCTACTAAGGTAACCGCTGGCAATTTCATTCCCGGAGAAAAATATATTATCTTTACGTTGGGCAGCACTAATTTTACTTCTATCGGTGCAAGCGGCAACACAGTAGGATTGATTTTTACTGCGACCGGAGTAGGTACAGGGACAGGTGAAGCAATAACCGTTAACTTTACAGCGACCGGTACTGGAACAGGCACCGGAACAGTGTCATCTATTTCTACTCTCACTAACACAGCTTATAATAATCTGATTAGCATAGGCGCAAATACTATTCCTGCATTAGGTAATGCAAAGCCTCCTACTTACGTTGTAGAAGATCCTTCAGGTATTTGGACAGACACCGCGGTTGAATATGGTATAAGCCAGGGTGAATCTGAAAGTCTTCCGGGTCCTGCAACTAGTGGGTATGGTGAAACAGGCGTCACTGGGCAAGGTCAAGAAGCAACTTGGTTACCATATAATACTACGAATCCTAATAGCTCAGTAACACAATGGGGATATCTCAGACTTCACGCATTACAAGCGTGGAACGAATTTAATTGGAATGGTACGGAAGTCTCGTTGTCAAACCCTGAATACAAAGAATTTCTGTCTTCCTTCACATCAGCACAATCATTCATTGACTATAATAATCAAGCTATCATGACTAATCAAAATTCAAAAACGTTTTTAGATGGTTCATACAGCAATATGGATGATTTGATAAGCGCGGATATATATGGTATAAGCTTAGCAAATACTCTTTTTGGAACTGATTTAGAAAACTTAGGAAAAGTAATCAACTTATCTAGGATTGATAGTTTTGGATTACCGTCTGTGTTGCTACAGACTTTGGGCGAAAACAATGCAGTGGTGCAAGATTTAGTGCTTGCGTTGCTATCGTCTGGCCTAGAAAGTTCAGAAGTTCAAGGATTGATTTCTGGAAGTATCACTACACCTACAGTAGAGCAAGAACAGCAGATATACAGTGCTTTCTTGATTATAATCGGTGAGAATCTAGAAGAAGTATTAGCACCTCTGCAATGTACTACTCAAGGTTTAGATAGCTTAGCTGATTTGCTTGACGTTAAGAAGCTATTTCCTAATAGCTATGAGTCATTGACAGTTCCTAAATATAATAGCGAGTTGGGTCTACCTACAAACAGCAAAACTTATTATCCTATATATTTATCCGGCGGCGTAAACCCAGCATTGACTACTCCAGACATGAATGATTATGTAGGGACCCAAACACCTAACCGTCCCCCAAATATCACTAGAAATCCTAGCGTTAGTGCAAATAACATTAGCTCACCTAAAAAAGGATTTGGGTCGTATCTTTTTGATATTTTACCAAAACAACAAGCAGTGGCG